GACTGTTACAATTAATGACAACATCATTGTTCTTAACAATAACTCGGCTAGCGAACCAACCGAAAACGCAGGCATTGAAGTTGAGCGTGGCGATGTTACAAACGTCGCACTTCGCTGGAATGAGTCTAGCGATAGATGGGAATTAACTAACGATGGCACAACCTACGCTAACATAGTTACAAGTTCCTCAACGGATACGCTTACAAGTAAGACTCTTACGTCTCCAGTTATAAATACATCCATAACTACAGGATCTTCTTCTGTTGATTTATTTACCTCAACAGCAACTACCGTTAACTTCGCAAACGCAGCTACAACATTTCACATAGCTGGCGCAGCTACGGCTATTAATATCGCGAATACTGCAACAGGAGCTCAAGTTCTTAACCTGGGGTCAGCTTCCACAGGCGAATCTACTTACAATATTGGCACTGGAGCAACAGGAGCCTCTACTACAAAAATTCTTAACCTTGGAACTAATGGAGCTGTTTCGTCAACGACCAATATTAACATTGGATCAGCAAACGGCGGAACTATAACATTAAATAGTCCAACTGTTACCATATCAGGCAACCTAACTGTTTCTGGGACAACCACAACTATCAACACTGCGACTTTAAATATTGCAGATAATCAAATTGTACTAAACAGCGACGTTACTGGTGCGCCAACAGAAAACGCCGGAGTCACTGTTGAACGAGGCACAAGTACCGATGTTGACATTCGTTGGAATGAAACATCAGATCTTTGGGAGATCACAGAGGACGGTACTAATTACGATTTACTTAGCAGTCGCACGCTATTTAATCAGCAGACAGCTAGTTATACGTTGATTAGATCGGACAAAAATAAAATAGTAGAAATGAGTGCTACTAGCGGACTAACACTAACAGTCCCTGCTGATAATACAGTAGATTATCCAGTTGGATCAGAAGTAAGAATCTTACAAACAAATACAGGCCAAGTAACTTTGGCAGGAGCTGTTGGGGTAACTGTAAATGCAACACCAGGATTAAAACTTCGCGCTCAGTGGTCTTCTGCCACTCTTGTTAAAAGAGCGGCAAATACCTGGGTAGCACTAGGAGACTTGGCAGCATAAATGAGTAACATAACAGGTGATGAATCAGGAGTAAGAAAAAACTCAATCCCAAATGTAGTTCGGGTCTAAATCTTCAACAGCAAACACCACAATAACTACAGCAGGTTTTGCTGTAGGTACTGTTACCGATGTAAGTACTGCAGTTCCGGCAGAAGAAAATGATGTTACCGCACAAAACCTTACAGCAGGCACGGTACTACCATTGGGAACAAGTTTGGATTATACTAGAAAAAGTCCTTTTTTCCCACCATATTTTCCACCGTTCTTTCCACCATTCTTTCCTCCGTTTTTTCCACCATTTTTCCCACCGTACTTCCCGCCATTCTTCCCGCCATTCTTTCCACCATTCTTTCCACCATTCTTTCCACCATACTTTCCGCCATGGTTTCCACCATTCTTCCCGCCATTCTTTCCACCCTTTTTCCCACCATTCTTCCCGCCATTCTTCCCGCCATTCTTCCCGCCGTTCTTCCCACCAATTTTTAAATAATAAGATTGAAACCTATGTCTAATAATTGGCTATCAGATATAAACTATCAAAAAAGCATAGCTAAGAACATTAGTGAAGCCGCTAAAAAGGGATCCTCAAAATCCATGCCGTGCTGCGACGTATCGGATATGGACAGGGTTAGAATGTCCGCCGCCGAGAGAGAATTTGCTAACAGTTTATTGTCGATTGCCCAAAAGTATGGAAAGCTTTCTGATATGGACAACAACGGAATATGGGTTGGATATGTTTCTAAAGCGGAGAACGACGACTACGACATAGGCGTGCGCTGCGAGAACTGTGTACTTCATGAGTCGGAATCGGTATGTAAAATTATTAAACAAAAGATAGAACCAGGCGGACGCTGTCGTCTAGCGGCCATACCAGATGGGTTGGTCGATGTCGGTATGGACGAAGAAGATATGGATGATGAAGACTAATCTTCATGAAAGTATGGATTGATCAAGACTTATGTACTGGCGATGGCCTGTGCACGGAACTCGCTCCGGCTGTATTCATGATGCATTCGGATGGACTTGCCTACGTGAAAGATCCCAGCTGGCCAAATTTGCTTGGCCCAGATGGGAAAGGAAGCGAGCCAAAATTAAAAATGATAGCAACGACCGAGTTTCCCGACACGATGCTTGACGAAGTTATTCAATCAGCTGAGGATTGTCCTGGCGAATGTATTTTCATAGAGGAGTAATACAAGTTTAGTCAAAAATTTTTCTAAAACTAATACTTTATTGCCCAAAAACTTGAACACGCATATCTCATCCCAGATGTGACTATTTCAACTTTATGAGTATAAAGCTCTGAAGAAGGAAATGTAATAAACATATTTTCTTCTGGTTCTATCACCAAATCAAGGTTTTTAAAGCATAAACGACCACCAGAAAATGAAGAACCAGGATAAAAAATACTGCTTATGTCGCGGCGCGGATGTCCAGTTGGCGTTTTCAAATCAAGAGTTGAGCCGTCCCAGTGATAAGGAAGTCCTTCTCCCGGAAAAAAAACAGTAATACCAACACCTTCCTCACGATACACATCAACGCTATAAGACTCCCTTATTGCAGCCACCGCCCTGGGAATAAATATATCGGCAAAGTTGAATGAGCTGGAATAAGTTGTTAGAACTTCTCCACTTGGGTAATATATTTCTTCTTTTTCGTTGTATATAGGTTCTTTTCTTAAAAGCGGAGACTGTTTTATATAAGCACTCAACTGCGTAAATTCATCGTCATTCAAGAATGAACTAATCTTGTACAGTTCATTTTTAATTTTATGAATCACAATAATTCACTTATTGTATAAAAAGATGGAGTTGTATATCTTTCTCCTTTAATTATTTTTTTCACACCATGCAAGTAATGAATATCGCCTGGATGAGCAACAGCCAATCCAGGTTGCGGCCTTATAGTCAAATCATGCTGAGGATAATACAATTCGCCACCTTCAAAATTATCATTGTAATAAAGCAAGGAGTTAATATCGTAGGTGGGAAAGGGATTTGGAGACCCATCGTTCAATTGCTTATCAGCATGAGGCTGCTGTTCAGTTCCTGGAAACCATCTAATTATAACTGGTGGACGAGTAGTTAATTTTACCTTAAATTCATCTTCTAAAAACCACTGCATTTTTATAATATATTTATCAATTAAATTATAAATATCAAGATTTATCCTTGATAAAATGTCATAACTACATTGGCGATTTGCCCAGTAGGATGCGTCATAAGTGCAAGTTCCGTCTTCTGCGTATTGATTTTCTCCTGGATCCATCCATTCATTTATGGTTGGAAGAAAATTTTGTATTGTTTTTAAGTCTTCTAATTCAACAAAATTTTTAAGTATTTTAATATTATTAATAGATCTACCAAAATGACCAGGAAAAACTAAAGATTCTTCAGCATTTTCTAGACTTTTAATGTCTTGATTTTTCATCTATTTTCTCATCCTAACTATGCGTATCTAGTCAGAATAGTATATCATTTAATATGCGAATAGCACAAACTAACTTTAGGAGTTTAAAATGGAATATTATCATGTTGGTGATCCAAAACTTGGAATAAATCTTTATAGGAATGCAATTCCAGAAAATCTAAACATTCCAGAAAGATTAGAAAAAACAATAGGAAATAGTAATCATGAATTTTTTAAATGGTCCGAAGCGATGGTGGGCTACAACACGAAAATGCCAGATTATAGGGACTGCGTCGACTTGAAAGTCAGTCCTGTGCATTGGCCTCATTTGGGCGAAGAATTCAAAGAAATAGAAAATATATACAACGATACAAATACTGTCTTAAATGAATGTCTACAGCACTATCAAAGCAGATATAACTTTACTATGGAATTTCAGGAAGCTATTAATTTTGTAAGATATAAAAATGGACAACATTTTTCTGTTCATTCTGACCATGGGTTTTCCTACACATGCACAGTGTCTTCTATAGGCTATTTTAATGACGATTACCAAGGGGGAGAGTTATGGTTTCCTTTTCTCGATATTAAAATAAAAGCTAAAAAAGGAGATGTAATATTTTTTCCATCAACATTTATTTTCGCTCACGCTGGACTAAAGGTAACTGAAGGAGTAAAATATTGCGCGGTAACAATGTATGATTACAACGATGCTAATCATAAAAACACTGAATACGGAACTAACGTTCCAAAATATTTAGATTCATCTAAGACGAATGAATCTAATTCTGAATTATTATCTCCAATGAAATAAGTATGGCATTATTTACCTTAACAAAAACTCACCAAAATCCTCCAGAAATTAAACAATCTCGACTAAAAAGAGACTGGATGGATGATACTTACAACAAACACGCGTATCAATGTCTTCCAATGACAGTGGCCAATGTTAGTGGTTGGGAACTTATACTTCAACAAGATGTTGTAGTAGAGTGGGATGGAACAAATAGTCCACCAAAAGTATTAGAGGGAGCAACCCTAAATGATAGAGCAATTGTTATTCCCAGCATTATTGGGATAATGTCATTTACGACTGGATGGACCTTTGGAACAGAGGATGGATATAGTACATTCATATCTGGATCTCCAAATTACTTTGTCGATGGCGCTGTTCCGTTATCGGCAACTATACCTAGTTTTTGGTGGCCTGATGAATTTAATATGAATTGGAAAATTACTAAAATAAATGAACCAGTAGTATTTGCTAAGGGTATGCCATTTATGCATTTTACTATGATAAAAAATGATTTATTAGAGTCTGTTGAATTTAAAATAGAAAATTTATGGGATAAACCAGATTTAATGAGTCAAAGAATGTCATATGGTGAAGCCAAGATGAAGAAGAATGCAGAAGAACCATGGACATGGATGAAGGGTATTAAAACCGGAATTAATGAAAAGGGAGAAAAAATAGGGCCTTCTAGTTCTGGATTAATTAAATTAAAAGAACCTTATTGATATTTGATGAAAATATATTTACTATAAGTGTATAATTTTTGTATTAAATTTGAAGAGGTATTCAAGTGTCTGCTTATGATTTATTGTCTAAGGATGATATAATAAATATGCTATTAATAGAAAAAGATAAAGCAATTACAGAAATTTGGAGTCTTTTTAGATTAAACGAAGAATACTTTCCAAATTTTGAAATAACAAGTTATTCTTTTAGTGAAGAAGATACTGAAAATATGAAAAGTTATGCAACTCAAAAAACAATGTTAACGTTAACAAAAAAACTTAAAATAATTGATTTATTAATCAAAGAAAAAGGATATTTGTATGTTTGAAATTTCAGAAAACGACAAAAATAAAGCAAAACTTCGCGCAATAAAACAAAAAGAAAAATTTATTTATCAACTGGCCCTAGATCTTGCAATTAATCCAGAAACTATTTCCCTCGAAAATAATATAGTTATTCCAGATGAATCAGATCCACTCTATGGCCATCATGTCGTTTTAAGTAATGCGATAATCGATCTAAAGAATCTAAAAAGCTAGTTTACTATGAACAAAATTCCTATTCAAAGTAAAAACTTACCAGAATTATGTGGTGACCCATATATGGATTCTGTCGAGGCACTGGGAGTAAATGGCTTATTAGAAATAGACGGTACAGCAACAGAGGAAAGAAATACGATTATATCTAGTTGGATGAATAACGAAATCTCAACTAAAGAAGTGCTTAACAAAGTGCACGCCTCTGAAGAATATCAATGCAATGTCTTTTTTGACTACAGTAAATCTACAAAAATAATAGAATCAATAAAAGAAGAAATAATAAAATCTTTAGATGAAGAGAATACATGAAATACGACAAACAGAAACACGTTAGATTTTTACAATATAACTTATTGTATACTCTTTTTTCAATCGGACTTGATGAAAGTAAACTTGACACAATTACACCTGAAGAAATGTTAAATCAAATTCATCAAACATATCCTGGATTACGGTAGTGAAATGGGATCAGTATCCACTTCCGTTAGAGAGCATCAGCTTACGATAAGCGATCTAGCTCAGCAAACACTTTATTATTATCAAAATATAAAAAAGAGAAATTAAGATGACTACAGATTCAGAATCATACAAAAAAAAGAGAGCTTCTTTATTTAGGGGAAGCGAAGAGATGAACATGTTCCAGGGTATGGCTTTCTCTGCTGAAAAAAGCAAAACAAAATATCAAAAATTAATTACAGATGAAAAATTAAAAACAAGATCGCACCAAGTGCTTGAATTTGAGAAGTCAATCAACGCTGATAGATCCACAAAGTCAATAGGCCGTTTCCCCAGTGATTTACATACATACGAAATACTTTCAAGAAATTTGATTGAAATGTTAGCAGCAAGAAGATACGAAGCAGCTCAAATTGAAATGATAATTCAATTATCAAAACCTAAAAAAATGCTTTTTACCGATCCACAATTTTGGAGAACACCATTTGAGTATCTTGAAAAAGAATTTGATATAAGCATTTTTGTTCCAAATGATGAGAATTTGTACAGAGAAGAAGCAATTATCATGGATAAAGAAACGCAACTGAATGTTCTAGATCCACTTGATATTCAGAACGGGGTTATACCAAACGGTATTGATTTAATAATTACCAGTTTTGGATATTTGACCTCAAATCCAAATGAAAATATTCTTAAAGATTTATACGATGCACTTTCAGACAATGGAGCAATTTTTATTCATA